CGTACCGGAGCCGTCCTGCGCCGTGTTCATGGTGATGTAGTTGATGGCATTGGTCACCGAAGGCGGCGCAGCGGCGAGCGCCGTCCCGGACATCAGCGCCAACGTCAGACCCCGCAACTCGATTGCCGGGGCATTGAATGCGAACGAGATCTGGATGACAGCGCCGGGATCGACGACCACCAGCTGCGACGTCTGGAAGCCCGTCACCCAGGTCTCGTTCACGACCGCCTGCTTGTAGGCGAGCGTCACCTGATTGAAGATCCGGTGGACATCCCGCGTGACCTTGAAAGCTCTGCCTAGGTTGGTATCCGTGCTCAGCGCCTCGGTCAGGACCTGCTGATCCGGCTCGCCCCAGTACCGCAGCGGGAGGTACAGCACGCGGTCCTGCGCGTCGAAGCCGAGGTGCGCCAGCTCCGACTGGGCGAGCGACGACAGAAGCTCGAAGGCTTCGCGCGGCGCAGTTTCTGCCACAGCGTCCATCTGCAGGAGGCTCCTGCGCATGATGACGTCCGGGCTGAAGTTCATCGCGTTGGCCCAACCAGCCTTCGCCGCGCTCGCGCCAGATGTGAACCGGATCTCGCAGACCGGTAGACCGACGCTCATGTCAGCCCCCGTGAGGTCATCGCGGACGGGCAGGTTGGAGTTCGTCACCCCGGAAAGGTATGTGACACCACGATTGTCAAGGAGCGTCCGGCAGGTTCCGCCCGAGGGCGCGAGGTCCCAGCCGAAGGCGATGAAGTGCCACTGCCCATCGGCCGGGAGATCGCCCACCGGGTAGACGACCGACCCGAAGCCATCGGCGATCGAGCCGTACACCTTCCGGTCTGCGCCGATGATCAGCTTGGCCTGCCGCGAGAAGCTGGGGTTGTGGAGCCGGATCGCAAGCAGCACCTGGGATGGGCTGTACGAGGCCGCAACGTTCGTGGCGTCGCCCTTCACCCAGCACTCGATGCGGCCCTTGTAGCCGGTCTGTGACAGGAAGTCCTCGCCTGGGGCGAACGAGGCCGGGTAGTCGAGCGAGCCCGGACCGCTCTGCAGCGTGTCTGTGCGATCCTTGTCGACGCCGAGATCTGGCGCGGCGGTGAACGGCCCATCGATCCACTTCGGCGGCGTGAAGGCTCCGGAGTTGAGGCCGCTGAAGGAGACGCCGGAGACTGCAGCCGCCCCATAGTTGGTGTCCGGAATGTAGGGGTGCGTCGTGCCATTCAGCGGGAGGTACAGGCGGCACCCGTCGAGCGGCCTAGGAGCCACATACAGCCCCGCCTTGAACAGCACGTAGGCGATGAGCCACGTGGCCTCTCCGCCCTCGTAGAAGCCATGCACAGCGGGCGGCTGAACCGGAGCCGAGAGCGCCAGCCGCGCGGCCGAGATCGCCTGGAGCTTGGCGCTCCGGTCGTCCAGCGGGATGTCGGTCATCCGGCCGGTAAACGTCCGGACCGAACGCACGCCGTTCGCCGACAGGACCTGCGCCGTAATCGCCACGCCAGCGACGTCCCGCTCCAGGTCCCCCAACGGCATGTCGGCCCGGAAGGTGCTGAAGTAGATGTCCGGAGACGTCCCGATCGGCCCGAGGAGGTCGGTCCCGGCCTCGTTGACGCCGATGTTCTGCGTGTTGGTGACCCCGGAGGGAAGACCATCATCCAGCGAAAGCCCAACGGAGATCGAGCCGATATCGAGGGCGGAGTTGGCACCCTGCCAGTACTGGTCGAAATAGAACTCCGGGATGACGTTGGTGTTGCCCGTAGAGACGAGCCCGGACATGCCCGACTTGCCAGGCGTTTGGGGGAAGGTGCTGTCGATGAAGTAGGCGTTCCAGTCGCGATTGACCCGGTCGTCATCCATCCACGCCTTGAGGCGGATGATGGAGCCGATCCCCTGGACGCGGAACCGAACCCAACGGTTCGGGTCGTGAAGGATGTCAGGGAACAGCCCGGAGCCGTTGACGACGAAGCCGCCCGCAGTGGATGACGTCTCCATCGCATAGCCCATGATCTGATCGGTGTTGAAGTCGAGCCGAAAGCGGAGGAAGTTGCTGTTGTCCTGGAAGCGGCCGACGATATACGCCGTCCCCTTGGCCCCGGTGAAGACCGCAGGGGCTCGGACCTTTATGGTGACGTCGAAGTCCACCTCTGAGACGTCATTGATGAACACCGTGTACGTGGTGTTGACAGCCCCCGGGCGGAGCACGGCATATCCATCCGGGTGAACGCTCCACCGGATCATCGTCGTCCCGAACGAGCCCGCCCACGGGTGCGCCTCGATCGAGGTCTTGTCGAGGTCTCGATCGACAATTGTCAGCGAGTACTGCGCGGTGACGAGCGGCAAGGTGTTGGTAATGCTGGAGTTCAGCGAGTGGTATACCTCGAAGGAGCCCGCCGTAAGTTGCGTGCAGCCCGTCAGCGTAACCAGCGGAGAAGAGGGCGTGTCCGCCCCATCAACCCAGCCGTAGCCGTACAGCTCCGCCCCCACCGCGACGAACCGGACCCAGACGGTTGACCCCGGCGTCGCATTTGGCACCGAGACGAAGCTAGATCCCGTGTTGGCAGCCGAAAGCAGTTGGAAGACCTGGACCGTGCAGTTGTTGGAGTTCACGTTGCGCCACAGCGTGCACTCGACGAAGTTCGACGTATCCTGGAAGCGCCCGCGAATGCCCTGAACCACATTCCCGCCCGCTCCCGTGGGCGGAGCCGCGATGGTGAACTTGACGGTCACGTCGAAGTGAAGAGCGTTCGTCGCCGGGAGCTGCGTACGGCGTTGCGTGCTCAAGCTTGCGTTGGAGATCAGCGCCCGGCCGCCGAGCGTCGGATCAACCGACACGGAGTAGTCCGAGGCGGAGCCGCCAGCGGTGGTGTACTGAACGCCGTTGTCAGTAGAGCCAAGGCCATTAGACACCGACCGGTTGTAGGTGTCAATCGCCGCAATGGTTGTGACGAACTCATCCCGAACCATCGTTGGCGAGATCTGGTCGGTAGGCGCATCACCCACCCAGTCGACCGTGAGCCTAGGCGCATCCACGATGATCGCGCCGACGCCATACGCGGCATCCAGGGCGATGTCGCGGTCTGGGTCGTCCCAGCTATAGAGCTGATCCCACGTCCCCGCACTGAGATCATCCCACGTCGCCATCAGCGGACCTCCTGCAGAACAGCGTTCGGCCCGACGAGCATCCCCGGCTCGTCATAGCCATACCTCTCAGGCATACCAACGAATGTGACCGGGTAGACGCCGGTGCCGCCGGTCCACTGTGGGTCCGGCGATGTGCCCTCCTGAAGCTGGAAGTCCAGGAAGCTGAGCGTCTCCCCGGCGGCGATCGTCCCCGAGACCGGCGTCACATATGCCATCGCCCAGGCAGCCGTAGCGGGCGGGGTCACGTTTGCGAGCGCTACGCGCTTCGGGACCGTGGTGCTCGTGCTGACGGCGGAGGCCGTAATGGACGAGGAGACAACCGAGCCTGTCAATCCATACCAGTCGATCTGGAGGTTGACGTCGATAGCTCCGCCCGAGGAGACGACGTCGCACCAGAACGTGTAGGGCCGGTTGATGACCGGGTATCCGTACCATCCTGAGACGGCCGAAGGCTTCGACAGCTCCAGCGATGGCGAGGCGGGGGCGGACGAGGAGAAGGCCCAGTTGAGCATTCGCGGCAGGCCGCCCCACGGCGAGGCAGCCGAGGAGATCGCCGAGCCAACGCCCGAGGCGATCCGGAAGCCGCGCGTATCGCCAGCCTGGCTCGTGGCGCTGCTCTGGTTGACCGTCAACAGATTCCGGCGCCCCGGATCGATGAAGACCCAAGGCCCTGCCCCCATGTGCCCCTGTGCGAACTGGTTCAGGTACTCAAAGCTGGCCCGACCCAAGACGTTGTAGTTCAGCACATACTGCCGCGCCGCCTCCAGCGCCTTCGTCGTCCGCGTGCCGCCGGACTTGTTGGAGAACACCGAGGTGTCGCGGGCACGAGTGGCCTCGATCCCGCCCACCGGCGCCCACAGCCTCCGGAGCGAGCCCGGCCGCCCGAACCAGATCGAGGTATCGTTCACAGCGCCCTCCCGGGAGCGAGGAATGTGCGGCTCTGGTTGCCCTTGTTGGCGGAGTCGGAGACCAGCCCCGGCTCCTCGGCGATCGTCGTGCGGGCAACCTCCTTCACCTCGTCGCCAATCACCGCGTAGACCTTGATCTGCGGAGCAACCCTGACGTTCGGCGCCGGGCTGACGAACGTAGGGGACCCGTTAGCGCCCGCGAGAGCCGCTGTAAGGGGCTGCGAGAGGTTCGCGGTAGCCTGAACCGCCATGGCCATCTGCAGAGCCGCCTGGACGGCCTTACCGGCCCGCTGCCTGATGCCCTCAGCCAGACCCTCGGCGAGCGCCTGGCCGGAGTACAGCGTGTAGCCTCGGCCGGAGAGCGGACCCTCCTTGGCGGGCGAGAAGGGCAGCAGGTTGCGGACCTTGCCGACGATGCCCTCCACGATGTCGTACACCTTACCGGCCATGGACTTGATGCCGTCGATGAGCGACTGGATGGCATTCTTCCCGGCGTCCCACATACGACCGGCGAGCCCGGAGATCGCATCCCAGACCATCCCGGGGATCTGCCGGACGTACGCGATCAGCGGGCCGACGCCCTGGGAGGCAGCGTTCTTCAGACCATCGAAGAACTCCCGGACCTTCGCCAGCAGCGCGCGGATCGCGTTGATCTGGCCGGTGATGATCTCGACGGCCTTGCGGATGACGCCAACGATGAAGTCCCAGACGGCCGAAGCAACGCCCTTGATGACGCCCCACGTCGCATCCCAGGCCGTGCTGATCCAGTTGAGAACCGTCTCGATGATGGCGCGTGTGAGGTTGATCGACGCCTGAATGTAGGGCGCGATCCAGTCCCAGACGGCCTGGGCGGCAGCCTTGATCCCGCCCCACAGGAAGTTCCAGATGGCTGTGAGGACCTGCGCCCCGAACTGGATCGCCTTGACGATCCGGTCCCAAGCCCATGTGATGATCGGCTCGATCAGGCCCCAGACGAACTTCACCACTGCAACGGTGGTGTTCCACAGGAAGTTCCAGATGGCCAGGATGACGGTCGCGATGGCCTTGAAGATGGCGCCCCATACGGTGGCCGCCACCTGGAAGAGCGCCGAGATGATGGACCACGCCGTCTTGACGATGTCGACCGCGAGGCCGAAGGTGGCCTTAATCAACGGGGCGAAGAAGTTGAAGATGGCCTTGATGATGTTCCAGACGAACGTCACCCCTGCAACGATGCCGTCCCAGACGGCCTTCGCCCCCTTCCCGATCGCAGAGAGGACGGGCCAGATGACGTTCCAGAGGCTGACGAAGAAGTTGGCAAACGGCCCGGCGAACCAGGCGCCGATCGCCTTGAAGAAGCCCCAGATGACGTTCCAGGTCTTGACGAAGAAGTCCGCGAACGGTCCAGCGAACCAGCTCCCGATGGCCTTCAGAGCGCCCCAGATGACGTTCCAGGTCCCGATCCAGAAGTTGCGGAACCAGGCGAACTTGACCCAGAGGATGACGAAGGCCGCGACGAGCGCGACGATGGCGATGATGATCAGGCCAATTGGCGAGAACAGGAATGACGCGTTGAGCGCGATCCAGGCCGCCTGGACGGCCCTAACGATGGCGATGACCTTCGTGACGGCGGCGAAGATCAGCAGGAAGGCTGCCACCGCCTGGACGACGGTGATGATGGTCTTCTGCGTCGCAGGCGACAGGTTGGAGAACCATGTCGCGAGCTTGGATACCACATCAACAGTCTGGAGGAGCGCCGGAAGGAGCGCCGTCCCAATCTGGATCGAGGCGGTCTCCAGCTGGCCCTTCATCTGCTCGATCTTGCCTGCTGTGTTGTCGAGTCGGGCCGCCGCGACGTCGGCCGCCGAGGTCTTGTTCAGCGCCGTAGCGAGGTCGTTGAAGCCCTGCGCGCCCTCGCCCGCGATGACGGCCGCCGCACGGATCGCATCCGACCCAAACAGGGTGTTGAGGTAGCTGAGCTGCTGCTCCTTCGACAGCCCCTTCATGGAGTTCTGCAGCACCTGCGCGATATCCGCGAGGCTCTTCACCTTGCCTGACTGATCGAAGAAGGCGTTGGACCCATCCTTAGTGATGAGGCCAAGCTCCTTCGAGAGCGCGATTTGCTGCTTCGTCGTCGGGATGAGGTTCTGCAGGAAGGACTTCAGCGAGGTGCCTGCGTCGGAGCCCTTGATGCCAGCGTTACCCATGGCGGTGATCGCCACGGCCGTGTCCTGGAACGAGAGCCCGGACAGCTTGGCGACGGCGCCAACCTGAGCCAGGGAGTACCCGAAGTCGTGGACGTCAATCGCAGAGTTGTTGGCCGCCCCCGCAATCTGGTCCACGACCTTCGGGAGTTCCTTGGCAGTCAACCCAAAGAGGTTCATGGCGTTGGCGGCGATGCCAGCCGCCTCAGGCAGCTCGACTCCGCCCGCAGCGGCGAGGGCGACAGTAGCGTCGGCCGCGCCATTCAGGATGTCCTTGGTGTTGACGCCTGCCTTTGCCAGCTCCTCCATAGCGAGCGCCGCCTGCGAGGCGCTGAAGGACGTGTCGGCGCCAATCTGCAGCGCCTTCTTGCGCAGGTCCTCCAGATCCGCCTTCGTGGCGCCGGAGACGGCGCCAATCGCGCTGATCTGCTTCTCGAAGTCGATGGCCTTTGTGGTTGCGTAGCCGAGCCCTGCGGCGAGGAGGCCGCCAGCAACAGCAGCCTTGTTCCCGGCCTCGGTCAACGAGCCTGATGTCTTCTTGGCGGACTTCTCGACGTTCTGGAAGTCCTGCTGCGCTTGCTTCGAGCCCTTGCCATCGTAGTTGATCTTGATGGTTCCCTCGGCCGTCCCGAGGTTATACTGCCCTGCCACCTCTCACCTCCTCAACGAGTCGCTGTCGGATTCGCGAACTTCATTGGGGCTCCCGTCCAGAGAGCGATCGCATTCTGCGCCGCTGCCTGAGCCACCGCTCCTTGCTTGCCGTCCACTGCCTCGTCGATCGACTCCTGGACCGCCATCCCGAAGGCGAACACCGCCCGATCGAAGACGTAGGCGGCGAACTCGTCTCTGGCGTCGACCAATTCGCTTGGGCGGCAATGGTATTGCTTAGAGAGCCTCCATACTTCCCAGAGTCTCCCCGAATTCCTCACGAAACGTCTCCAAGTCGCGGACTCCACCCACGACGAACTGGAAGATGAACACCTTGTCCATCGCGTCGATCATGTCGGTGTAGACCTGCTCCGGGTCGCGCTCCTCGTCCGGGAGGTCGATCTCCTCCATCAGCTGCGAGGAGTCGTCGTTGAGCTTGCCCCGCCACATGAGGATGGGCTTTCCGACCTCGTCGCGCTGGACCGGGCGGAGCACCGGCGGCTGGACGACGGCGTACTCAACCACCCTGTCCATGAGGTCCAGGACCTTGACGAGCTGATCGGTGTTGCCAGCCAGCTCCTGGAGATCCTCGGGCGTGATCTCACGGGTGGTCGGGGCGCCCTTCTGGACGCGATCGATGTGCTCGGACTTCACGAGCCCGGTCAGCGAGTCCAGGCTGTCGAGGATTCCGGCCTTCACGAGGCCGGTGACGCCGGGGAGCTTCACCTGCGCCATCTGACCGCTCGGCATTTCGAGGTCGGTCAGCCGCTCGCCGCCCTGCTTCCAGGCGGTGGCCTTGTACTTCTTTGCGGAGCCTGCCATCCTTGTGGTCCCTCCGGGAGTTGGTTTACAGCGGGCCGACGATGTCGACCGTGACGGTGGTGACGGTCCCGCCGTGCGTCAGGTTGATGAAGCCCTGCGCATCGAGGAACCGCGTGGAGTTGTCGATCTCGATGGTCGCCTCGGTCGTCGCGGTCATACCGGCCGCGCCCGAGGTGAGGAGATCGGCGAATCCGGCGACGGCCGCCGAGCCCGCCGGGATGACGGAGGTCTGATCGGTGACCTTGTTGGGGGTCGAGCCGGAGGCCTGCGCCGTGGCGCCGTTCTTGTAGTGCAGCAGGTACTTCGCCCCGGGCACGGCGGCGAACTTGTCGGCCGCCGAGACGGCCTGGTAGTTCGGCGTCGCGAAGGTGAGGCCCTGTCGGCGAGCAGTCAGCACGGCCATTACGGGATCACCACCGGAGTCTCGTTCTGCACGAAGTCGTACACGGCGTCGATCGGCGAGATGAGCGAGGCGTACCCGGTGCCCTTGGCCTTGGTGAGGAAGAACTTTCCATCCTCGAACGAGCCAGCGATATCGCCGGTCGTCTTGCAGCGATACACGATGGCGTGCATGTCGCCGCCGTTGTCAGAGATGGCGCGCCCCTCGGCCTTGAACGGCACGCGCTGGTCGGTAACCAGCTTGCGGTACGTCTTGACCTGGTTGGGGGTCGTGCCGGTCGTGATCGGGGCGGAGCCGCCCGCGAGCACCTGGTAAGCCTCCAGGACGATGCCGCCCGCCGTCAGCTCCCAGTCGATCTGCGGACCCTTGCCGTGCGACGTCTGCAGCCGGTCGTCTCCCCGCAGCTCCTCGAAGTCTTCTGTCTCCGTGAAGCTGAAGATCTGAGCCATGGGCAGGGCGACCGAGAAGCCCGCCAGCACCGTGGCCGAGACGTCCGTGTACGGCGTGAGCCGCACCTGACGCATACCGAACGGCAGGGACTGCGACTGAAGTGTCACTTTCCCTCCTCTTGCTCTGTGACCGGATCGCGGTAGCGCTCCGTGCCAACCATCCTACCGGTGGCGAGGTCGAACGTATGGATCACGACAACGCCTCGGGCTGCCCCGCAACGCCCGGACCGGCACTTCACTGCGATCTCCCGGAGGTCCGGGTACAGCTCCGCGAACTTGATCCCGTTGTCGCACCGCAGTTCGACCTGCTCCACCGCTTACTCCTCGACCGCGACGGTCTCCTCGCGAAGACCCCGGTCGGCCAGGATGATCCTGGCGTACTGCTCGCCGTTGAGGCCGAGATCCTCCTTGGCCACGGTCCAGTCGTTCTCCGGACCCCACAGCGTCGGCGCGTGATCCTTGACCCCGGCCTCGGCCCAGTCCTCAGCCTGGATCAGCCGGAGCCCCGGCTTGCCCAGGAACTTGATGACCGTCTGCGTCTTGGCCTTCTCCTGCTTGGCGTCCGCCATGTTCCCTCCTCAGTCCCCGCTGGCGACAATCGTATATGCCGAGGAACGGTAGTTGGCTGCATACACGTCGTCCCAGCCGTCAGCGCTATCGCCCTGCCATTGTGTAGCCACAACCCATCCGTCCACAGGACCGACGCCGGTCCGTGTCGCCTCCAGGCCATCCATCACCGCGCACCAGCGCTTGATCGCCTGGTTGATGTCGCCGAAGTCGTCCTCTCGCGAGTACACCCACAGCTCGCAGTCCCGCTCGCTGACGTGACCCCGACCTCGGGCTGCTCCGCCCAGGAGAGCGCCGGTCTCGGCGCCCCAGCGCAGCACGGCCCAGATCTTCCCAGGTGCATCCGGCGGCGAGTCGGGTGCGCCGTTGGCGAACAGGGTGTCGGGCGTGAGCCCGAGCGTTGCCAGCTCCGAGTCGTTGGATATCAACCCATAGACGAGTTCGCGAACAGTCATCAGACGCTCCCCAGCTTATTGACGATGCCCCGCAACCGGTTCATCAGAGCGAGCCCCTGATACTTGACGGCTGGGCCGATGATCGCGAACTTCCCGGCCCACCGGACCTCCAGCCAGATCTGGTACGGCACCCCGCCATAGAGCTTGATGAGATGCCACGTGTCGGAGTGCTCGGCGTGCCCCGAGAGGGTCTGGCGCGCGTTCCCGGTGCGGTCCTTCCACTTGGCGTTGGTCTTCATCCAGGCGACGGCCTTGTGGCCTTGGTAGTCGACGACTCCGGCGACGAGCGCGTTGATGTCGTAGTCGAACCGCTTCAGGTTGACCTTCAGCGAGCCCGGCTTGAACTCGAAGCTGCTGTTGTTACTCCCCATACTGGACCAGCTGCCCCCGGCGCTCGTACCCGTTGAAGGGCAACAGCTCCAGCACCTCGTAGCGCAGCCCATCCAGCACGAAGTAGTCCCGGATCGCGATCGTCGCGTCCCAGGCCCCGAGGAGCTGGTATTGCACCCGCCTCTGCTTGCCGTCCTGGGCCTGAAGAAGTCCGGGGGAGTTCCCGTAGGCCGAAGCCTGTTCAATCAGCCGTAGCGTCTGTTCAGCGCGGGCGGGCAGATCCTCGTACTTCGCCCCGCCTGAGGCCGTCCGGACGCGGGCCTGCGGGATGAGCGCGATCACGAGCGGGCGCGCAGCGATGAACGCCAGCGTGTTGCGCCGGTTGACTCTCAGCTCCGTCGCGAGACTCATGCCCGCACCTCCTCCACTGGCACGATTATCCGGGTCACGCCCACCCGAGACCCAGCCCGGAAGCGCGAGACCGGCACGATGATCGGGGGCACCGGCACCTCGTGCGACGGCTGCTGGATGAACACCGAGGCATCCGCCGAGAGCCACCGGGCCGGGAGCGGCCGGAGATCGACCGGGTTGCCGACCGGAGCCAACACGCTCTCTGTGGCGGAGAGCCAACGGACGAGCCCGGGGGTATCCGAGACTACCACCCCGGCCAGAACGTTGGCGAGCGAGGCTCCTAGGCGGGTTGCTGAGCCCGGCGTGTCGAGGGCGAGGAGCCCGAAGGCGCCGAGAGCGGCCGACGATCCCACCCGAACGGCCGAAGGGGCATCCGCCACAGCCACGCCGGTGACGACTCCGGGGCCATCCGCCGAGAGCGCCCGAGGCGCCATCTGGTCCAGGTCCGGGAAGGCTGAGACGTTGACGGCCGTTGCCGGGCTCTCCGGCGCCCGGAGGCCGGTGTTCTCGACGTCCGCCACGAGCACGCCGGTGAGCGCGCTCGCCTGACTCCCTGGCGCCCGGATGAGGCTTGGAGCATCCACCACGAGGAGCCCGGAGGCCTGCTGCGTGACAGACTGCCCCGCCCGGAGGCCGGTGTTCGCGGAGTCGGCCGCCAGCACGCCCAGGAAGGCTGCGCCCCCGGCCGATAGCATCCGGGCGCCGGAGTTCACGACGTCTGCGACGTTGACGGCGGTGCCGCCGCCAGAGACCGTGAAGTTGTAGGTTGGGTTGGTGCCTACGGAGTTGGTTCCCGTCGCCCCGGTCAGCGTTGTGGTGCCAATCGGCCTCGTGTGCCCGGAGGTCCCGTTCCAACCGGAGAACTCAATCAGGTCCTGCGGCGAAAGGCTGGCGAAGTCCTGCAGCGCCGACGTTCCGCAGGTATCGATCGAGGCATCAGCGAGCGCCGAGGTCCACAGACCGGCCCAGCCGACATCGACGTTGCCGCCAAACACCGCCGAGAAGCCGATGCGGTGCTCGGTGAGCGCCGACCCGTCCGACTGGTTGGATGCGCCGCTCCCCACCGCATGGGTCCAGGAGCCTGCCCCCTGCGCCCGGAAGTGCATCCGGTACATGGCCGACCCAGCGGCCTTCGTGATGCCGACGATGTACCACGTGCCCTGGGTCAGCGGCCCCACGCCGCCGGAGAAGTCGTTCAGGCCGAACAGCGCATTGCTGGCCTCGCCGAACGCCCGGACGGCGGTGGTTGAGTTGTAGCCGCCCCAGACGCCACCATTGTTGTTCCCGCCGCCGAACTTTACCAAGGCGAACATGGAGAACGCCCCGGACCCCATAGCGGCCGAGGAGCCAGCCGTGAAAGCCAGGTAGTTGGTGCCGACACCGAAGCTGACAGTCACGGCTTCCCCTTACGGAACCACGATGTGCATCGCGCGGAGCGCGGTGTGGAGCTGGACCGTGAAGGCGAGCCCACCGCCGGTCTTGTCGGAGCCGTAATCGACGTATCCGATGAGCGGCTGGGTCGCGGCCGTGCCGGGCGTCCGGTCGGACAGGACGGCGTACCGCGCCGGGCCGAAGGTCGCCGAGGACCACGACGGGTCGGAGCAGCCGAAGACGATGATGCCGGAGCCGATGCACTCCCACGTCACGCCGCCGTCCGCCACCGTCGTTCCCACGACGGTCGGGTAGGTCGGTATCGAGCCGCCGGAGGTGCCCGCCACGGAGGCCATGTAGAGGAACCCGTTGCCGGTCGCGGGGCGCACGATGTCCCCCACGGCGTACGCGGTCGTGTTGGCCCGCTGCACCGTCCAGGCGTTGGCGGCCGTGTAGGTCCGCGTGGGCGAGGCGATGGCGAGCCCGCCCGCCGTGTAGCCGCCACCGGTCGTGAGTTCGTTGGTGAGGTCGGACACGTAGGCGTGCGTGTCCTGGTTCGGGACGTAGGTCGACGTGTGCTGGGTCCACACCAGCGCGTCGGAGTCCCAGTCGATTTCCTTGTTGTACGCCTTGGCGTACGCCTGGCGGTACAGCTTCACGTTGTCACCTCGGGATCGAGACTGATCTTGCCCTGCAGGAACCGGACGTCATGCGCAGCGTTGCCGTCGTACAGCTCGAAGTCGTACTCGCCCACCCTCCAAGACTGCGCGGCGAGGGCGTCGGCCGGAACGTCCACGACGACATCGTTGCCCTGCACTGTCATGTACGCCGCGAAGTCGAACAGCAGCGACGCCCCGGGGAGCGTCCGGGAGGTCTTGACCTTGCCCCGGGCGGAGTACCCGGCGAGCGACGAGAGCCACTCGACCTGCGGCGTGAACACGGCGATCCACCGAGAGCCTTGGTCTAGCTTGAGATCCAGCTCCATCGCCATCAGCGCACCAGCCTAGCAATCCGCGTCGGCCGGTCGCTCGTGTCGAGGTCGATCTGGGTCGCGTAGAGGTCCGCCATCGTCAGCGCTCGCTTGTGGAGGTCGCCGTTCTTGCGCTGTGAGCCGCCCTCCGAGATGTCCACCAGTTCGGCGTAGGCTGCGGCCTTCTGCACCCACACGTCCCGCGCCGCCCGCGACAGCGGAACCGTTGCGGTCGCGTACGAGTCCAGGAGGGCTCCCAGAGCCGCATCATCGTACGTCGAGTCGTCCGGCTCCGCGACCATCAGCCGGAGCTGGGATACGTCCTCGATTGAAGCCACCGTTCACCCCCTAATCTGAAGGGAGCCGGGCACGCCCACGGGGAAGGCGTGCCCGGCTCCGTCTCGGGACCCGTGCGGTTAGGCGCGCGGGCGAGCCTCGTCGTCGTCCTCCAGGACCTTCGCCAGCTCCGCCTGCGTGCCGGTCGTCTTGAGCGACTGGCCCTCCTCGGCGTTGCGGCGCTTGATCTCGGTGGTCAGCTCCGCCTTGGACCACTCGGTGTACGGGACCTCTTCGGCGTCGGAGCCGTCCAGCGTCTCCTCGGCCTCCGGCGGGAACTGCGCGGCGTTGGCCTCCAGGAGACCGGCGTGCACACCCGGGAACTGCTCCGCCCAGGCCCGCTCCGCGTCGGAGAGCGGCTTGGTCCAATCGATCTGCTTCGACATGGATCCGCCTCCTTACTGGTAGATGGTCGGGATGGTGTAGCTGCCGGACGCGGTGACCTGCATCACCGCACCGGCGCCGCGCGTGCGGATGCCGGTCCCGAAGCCGTGGATGAACGTCGAGTTGATGATCGGGTAGGCGTTCCGGTCGCCGCCCTTGAGGAGCAGGCCCCGGAGCGAGGTGTTGGCGTGCTCCCGGATGCCCACGAGGTTCGAGGCGGTGGAGGAGCCCTGGGTGGCGAAGGCGAACATGTACCCGGCCGGGATGTTGGAGTCCTGGACGATCAGGTACGGGCCGTAGGCGCCCACGACGTCGAACCCGGCGAAGGTCTGCGCGGGCTGGTCGCCGAACAGCTGCACGGTGGCCGGGAGGATGATGTTGACGCCACGCGGCGGCACGAAGTCGAACTGCGCGATGGCGCCGTTGTTGTTGGCGACCCCCGCCCGCCACAGGCGAATCGTCGGCGCCGCCGCCGGGTTGACCAGCACCACGATCTGGTAGCCGGTGGACCGCTTGTAGCCGTGCTCCTCCAGGAGCCCCACGAGCGATTCGACGTCTCCGGAGTCGAGCGTCGCCGCGCCCGAGGTGACGTAGTGCGTGTGGGTCGCCGGGTTGAAGGAGTTGCCGGCGTAGTCCGGGATGTACTCGGAGTCGGCGTTGTAGAGCGGCTTCGCGTTGTAGGCGACGCTGTTGATGGTGGTCAGGTTGTTGGTGTTGTTGAAGAGCCGCTTCATGACCTTCTTGAAGACCAGACGGTTGTCGGCCTCCAGGACCTGCGCCTGCGCCATGTCGATCTGCTGCGCGGTGGCATCGGCGAGGAATTGGAAGGTGAAGCGGGTCGCGACGTCGTACCACTTGAAGTCGTACGCGCGCTGCTGGATCGTGATCTGCGGGCGGATGGCCTTCGGCTGACCGAACTCGGTCGCCTCCTCGAAGTCCTCCTCCACGCCCTGTGCCACGTCGTCCACGATCTGGTCACCCACGTTGAAGGTGAGCAGGTCGATGAGCGGCTGCCGCGTCGCGTTCCAGCTTGCGAGCAGCTCCTGGTACTGCTGCCACAGCGCATTGAGGTCCTGTCCATCCCGCGTACGGGTCAGGACGTCGCCTACTGCGTGAATACCACCGGCCATGTTAGTTCACCCCCTCCTTAGGATGCCGTCGTCGCGACGGGAACGGTCACCAGCATGCGGGCGCCGAGGCCGGAAGCCTTCGGTCCCTCCAGGATGCGGCCCACGGCCACCCCCGCCGTCGCCACGGCGTCCAGCGTCCCGTCCGCGTGAGCGTACACGATGTCGCCCACGGTCCAGGCCGTGCCCGCCGTCTTGACCACGTCCATGATCTCGCCGCGCACCATGACGTCGATCGGGTCGCCCGCGTTCATCACCTTCGTCGGGCAGACGAGGCCGACGATGCCGGTGACGGCCGCCGAGCCAATGATGAGCTTGCCGGAAGTGTTGACGCCGACCGCCTGCACCTTGCCGACGTCGTTCGCCGTGCTGCTCATCGCCGCATTGAGAGGCGCGCGAAAACCGCCCACGAAGCCGTTGTACTTGTCAAAGCGGCCGAACTGAGTCTGTGCCATGTTTCACCACCCCTCAATGAGTTTCTGCGTTGCCGGAAGTCTAGCTGGTGCGACCCTTCAGCTGCGGGAACCGACGCTCCAGGTCCCCTCGCCCCTTGTTGGCGCCGCCCCCGGAAGCACCCTGCCCGGCCACCCCGGTCACGCCGGTCGGCGCTGCGGCCTGTCCGGCCTCGCCTTCGGCCTTCGCCTTGAGCAGGTACGGGTGCTGCGTCGCGACGGCCTGGAGCGCCTCCTTGAGGCCCTTGACGGTGCCGTCCTCGGCGACCGTCACGGCGCTCTTGTCGGCAAGCGCCAGCGCTGCCTTCGGGTTGTGCCACTCGTGCGTGTTGTCACTGAGGAACGCGAGGTCCAGCGTCAGCTGCTGGATCTTCTCGTCCTTGGCCTTGATGGTCTCCTGGGCCTGCTCCAGGTCCCGCTGGCGCTTCTGCTCCTCGGAGAGGGCCGCGTCCTGCAGCTCCTTGAGCTTGGCCTCTGCGGCCGTCTTGTTGCGGTCGGCTGCGGCCAACTGGTTGCGCAGCTGGTCGAACTCCGCCCGGCTCACCGTCTCGGGTACCGTCTGCTGGGCGCTCTGTCCCTGGGCACCACTGTTGCCGTCGGTCGTACCGGTGGCGCTCTGTCCCTCGGTACCGGCGCCGCTCTGTGCGCCCTCGACTGGCTGGGTCATGCTGTCTCCTCAGTAGGTTACCTGACTCCAGCGATCCTACTGATCGCCAAAGGTTTTCTGCCATGCTTGGAGCGCCTCGACCTGCTCCAGGGACTTCCCTGGCTGGAAGCGAATCCCGTGATCCCCCGCGAACGGCTTGGAGTGGTCCTCGCCAAATATCAGGATGTCATCCGGGATGCCCTCGGGGAACGCCTCGCAGGCGCCATGAAGGACGTTGAACCGCTCGCAGGCTCGGCACAGGTTGGGGGTACGGCTGGTCATGATGTCTCCGCCAAGTCTCGCATGCGGTCGCCCGCCTTCCCGATCCAGGCCCTCCGGTTCGCCCCGCTAGCCTGCGTGTACTCGTGCCAGATCTCCGCCAGCAACTCATGCTCGTTCGTGGTGCCATACTCCGATACGAGCGACTGTAGCTGGCTCTTGTTCTTCGACATCCACGACTTCAGGAAGCCCGGCGAGCCATCTATTGGCGGCGGCACGCCGAGATCATTCGCAATCCCCTTCCAGAAGGCCGTCCGGGTCTGGAGGGGAAGCTTTGCGATCTGCTCACCAACGTGATGGCCGAACTCGTGACCGAAGGTGGCCTGGTCTCCCCTCACGTGCCCATCAGCATGCGAACACCAGTTGGCGCGGACCTCCCGGCGGTAAACCGAATCGGCATATCGCGACTTGAAGATGGTCTGGTTGAGGTAAATCCTCTGCTCTCGTGGCAAATACACGCCAAGAGCGTCAGACGGAGCACCAATCCGGGCCGCAGTCCCAGCGTCCATGTAGTCAACGCCGTTGAGTCGGTTGGCAGTTCGCGGCACAAGCTTGGCCTGCCGAAGCAGCTCATCCTCAATCCGCGCCTTCTCCAAGCCTCGTAGATTCACCTTCGCCTTCAGCAGTGCCTCGGAAGACTGGGTCACGCGAGCGACTGGAGCGGCGCTTACCCCCGGCGGAACAGTCCGGACTGCCAAGGACTTCCCCGCATCCAGCGCAGCCTTCAGGGCGTCGCTCCCGGTCGCCCCTTCCGCAGTCAGCTGTTTCACGATCTGGCCCTGTCCGAAACCCTGGCTCGCCATCTCATTCGCCCGGACCTGGAGCGAGGCAGGCGACGGCTTCGGGGGCGGCACCGGAGCTGGCCTTGGCGCGACGGCAATTCCGGGTGTGTCGGCCCGTGCATGCTTGACGATCTCATCCGCGTGCTCACGAGAGACGCCGAACCTCTGCATCAGGTTCTTTGCCGTAGTCTCGGCGTCTACCCCATATCGCGTCTGAACCTTGGCGAAGTCGATGTGCTCCTGCTGGAAGGTCGCCGGAGTCGGCGCCCCAGGAGGCTTCGGAGCCGATTGCGTTGGCGGCTTGGCCCCAGGCTTCTCTGGGGTCGCAGTCTTCGTCGGCCGGACAGGCCTCGGCGTCGGAGCCTTCGGCGCGAATCCGCCAAACGAGGTCGAGACGACCTGCCCAGGCTGGAGGTTCCGGTACTTCTCCAGGTACTGGTTGTAGCGCCCGGCCAACAGGTTGCTCTCGAACTCCTCGTCATCCGCCGAGACCGGCGTCACGAAGCACAGGCACTGCGGGTGGGGCTTCGACGGCACGGCGCCCTTCGGGTAGGCCCCATTGTTATTCGGGCCGCCCTTCGCCAGCTGGTCACAGACGTCCGGCCGCCCGTGCGAGCCCGATAGGTGCCACTGCATCTTGTCGATCCAGGGCGTATCCCGAACGGCGTGGACGGCCATCGCGTGGGCCGCGTTGTTGATCTCGGTCCGCGCGAGACGCATTGCCGCATAACGAACTCCGCCCGGAGTCAGCGGATTGACGAACTGCCGCACCTCGCGAGCGAACTCGACTGCCGAGAGCCCGCGAGCGATGGCGGAGTTGACGATCCGGTCGAGCTGGCCGCCGATGTGGACCGAGGAGTTGTAGACCCGATCGCTCAACGGGACGTAGGAGGCGCCGGACGTCCGAGCGATCATCCGATCCAGGCCCGAGGCAGCGTTGGCCGCCTCGGACTCGAAGATGTGATCAGCGATCAGTCCCCCATCAGCTACCCCTCCCGTCACGAGCCTGAAGGTGTTCTCTTCCTTAGCGTAGTTGGCGGAGCGGATCGCTGCCTCCACGCGCCGGGCCTCGGTCACGTCACCGACCCGGCGCCACGCCTTCGCCAGCTCGACCTGTAGGTTGCGCTGGACGAGCCGGAGCTGCGACTCCCGGATCATCCGGCCGACGCCAGGCTTGTTGGACAGCTCCAGGGCGCGAAGCTGGGCACGGACGTCCGCCTGGAGATCCTTCAGGATCTTGATGACATCGCGGTCGGCCGCCTGCAGTACGATCGCCCGCTGGGTCTGGTACTCCAGCGGGTTCGGCTTCGAGGCGGCTGCATTGGCCATCTAAGCGCCTATGCGGCCGGAGGGGTAGCCGGAGTACCCGGAGCCGCTCCTGCAGCCTCCTGGCCAATCCTAGACCCCACGGCGGCCACGCTCTCGCTCTGTAGCTCGGCGAGCATCCCTTCCGGGAACTGGAAGCCGAGCATCTTGCTCAGGTAGTCGACCGCGAACTCCAGCGTGATGAGTCCCGCCCCGAAGAGGTCGGTGACCTCCTTGAGGATGGCGGCCCGGTCGCGCGGCAGTGGGTCACCGAAGCTGTTCGTGATCATGTAGCCCGGGGGCACCGAGGTCCCGTCGAGCGGGAGCCACATCGTCATCAGGTCGAAGAGCATCTGGTCCAGGCGGCCCAACAGCTCCGTCTCGCGCTCCTCGTTGCCCGCGAGGATCGGCGCCATGTCGAGCCGGAGCGCGACGCCCGAGGCCGCCACCGAGGCGTCCACGTTCCCGACCGCCGTCGCAGAGAGCCCGGCCGACTTGTCGATGGTGTCACCGAGGTACTCCAGGTGCTCGCCGAACGCCTTCATGCCATCGGAGGAGACTCCGGCCACGCGATCGAACTTGGTACCGGTCCGGACCTCCAGGACCGAGCCCGGCGCCACCACCCAGTCGGTCTCCACCCCGGCCTCGTCGACTGGCCGCGCGGAGTCCGTCACGTAGAGCCCGAGCCCGTTGAGGGCGAGGGTGATGTCGGCGTCCGTCACGGTGTTGTTGACGCCACCGATGAGTGTCTCCAGACCGGCCACCTGAGAGGAGCCCCAGCGCTCGCCGCCCTCCCGGCCGTTCCGGAACACGTACACCGGCAGGCTCTTGATCGAGGCCGGGAGGAACCCGCCCGTCATCGCCTGTGTCAGCGCCGGGTCCTGCTTGTAGGCGGTGGGCGGCTCGACCGGCTTGAGCGCGGGGTGCCCCACCCAACGGTCGTCCCAGGCGTTGGTCTCCCAGAAGGTCAGCTGCGACCAGATCTGGCCCGAGCCCGCCGGGTCGTAGCGGTACTCCTGGCGCCGGGCAATCTGTGTCTTGCCGTCGTCCGCGTAGATCAGGTCCACGAGGTAGTACCCGATCGTCACAGCGTCGTTCGTCGCCAACGGGATGGCGAAGACGTTGCGGGCGTGGGGCTCGTCGATCGAGATCCGGAAGCCTGCCGGGGCGCCGAGGTTGGCGGTGATGTGGAACACCGCGTCGCCCCGCTGCACCATGTGGCGCTTCAGCGAGTAGAGCTGCGACTTGAACTCCTCGCGGACGAACAGGTTGTGGAACGCCAGCGTCAGGTCGATCGCGCCGGAGTCGCTCGCCGGGTCGACGTTCGGGTCAGCGTTCTCCACGACCCAGGCCCAGTCCTTGCCGAGGTAGCGCACGACGGCCTCGACGATGCGCTTGGCACCCGGAGCGTACAGCGGGACGTCCGTCACTCCGCCCCGGACCGGGAAGGTGTCGGGAGTATTCATGTACATCAAGTCATAGCCATCGTACGCGGCCACCCGACGCTGATCCTGGCCATCGGTGACCCAGGTTGGCATGGGCAGGCTTAGCGTCGCGATGACGCTGTTGTACTTCTTGTCATTCGCCATCTGGCGTCACCCCTCCTATCGCTGGCTTAGCTTACCGGCCGCGCCCAACGCGACGTCCGGCCGTGCGGCCGACCCGAGCCCTACTCTGGCGGGCTGGAGACTCGCCGAGCGCCCATGGAGAGCCGAATAGCCCCGCCATGAGACGGCCGAGCGCCTCCGGCGCGTGGTCGTCCTTCTTCAGGGGCGCCTCGGGGAGGTTCTGGCCGCTCTCGGCTGCCTCCTCGGCGCTCTTGGGGTACCGGTAGTTGTTGAAGTCCCGGATGGTCATCTTGCAGCGCCGGTTGATCTGGAGCTGAGGCACCCACTCCGGGTGGTCCGGCGAGAGGTTCGCTACCGCGTCGGCCGGGCGGAGCTTGCGGCGGATCCATTCGAGGCGATCCGCCAGAGGGCCACCGGTACCACTTGCCGAAGGGATCTGGAGTAGATTGCCAAGCTGGACAGAGCGATCCGGCTCTGCGGGGTCCGGAAAGAAGCGGACAATGCTCTTTGGCGCGAGGCCACGCGCCAGAATCTCGGCGCCCGCCTCCTCCGTAGTGCGGCCCGTCTCATAGTACTCATCGATGATCCGGATATTCGTACGATGGGGATCAATCTGTATGAGCAGCCACACGAAAGGGTTGGTAAACCCATAGTCCAGAGCGGCGTAGGTGGTCCACTCTGGGTCGTACTCGAAGTCGCCAACGTGGACCTCCTCGTCGAACTCCTTGAAGACGCGCCCCACGAACTCGTTGAAGAGCGCCGCCACCTCTTGGTTGAACAGCTCCTGCGAGAGGTCAAGCGCCATCGAGATGATCTCCGGGTCGAGCCCGAGGATGTCGCCGTACTCCGCCCAGGAGGAAGCGCCCTCGCCCCACTCGCGGAGCCGGATGGCGCGGAGGAGTTCGGCGACGGCCTGATCCGCCTTCGCCCCGTGGACCTTCTGCTGCCGGTACACATACGGGTTGGCCCACGAGGGGACGCGCCAGGAGGCCCAGTCGGTGAGGGTGGGGTCCTGGCCCGCCTGCCACAGCCGGTAGAACCAGTTCTTGCCCTCCGGGGTCGAGCCGAAGTAGGCCCACCCCTTGTAGTCCGCGAGCGTCGGCCGGACGTACTTCGGCCACACGGTGGGCTTGAGCTTCGCCGCCTCCGAGAAGACTGCCCCGGAGACGCCTTCGCCAACGAGCGTGTCGGGGTACTTCGCCGAGAGCGCATCCACCTTGAAGAGCCCGCCCCACAGCGAGATGTGCATATCGCCGCCGTGCGGGTTGTTGTAGGTCCCCGGGTGGTCGAACGGGACGCCGAGGCGCTTGAGTCCATCGTAGAGCACGCGGAACTCCTTCTCGGAGTCGCTGTACTCTGGCCCCACGATCCAGTACCACCGCTTCATGCCGTGGTGCTCTAGGGTGGCGCGCTCGCCGAAGGCCGAGAAGGCTTTGGGGATCAGGAGATGCCCACCGGTCTGGCTCTTACCGACGCGGCGCCCTCCGGCGAACACGCGGTTACGCGCCGGACTCTCGATCAGCTCCCGTTGGGCCTTGTGGGGCGTCCAGCCTAGCTGCTGCCGGAAGCCCTCCTCCAGCCGAGCGGCGAGCGCGCTGTTAGCCAACTCGCTTGCCCTCCTCGTAGACGCTGACGCCCGAGAGGCCAAGGGCAGCAGCCGCCTTCCGGCCCGCCTCGGACTTCAGGCCCGGGAACTCGATCGGTAGCGGGACCTCGCGCCACGAAGGCTCGTCGGCCTCTCCATCGTCGAAGATGAACAGATTCACGTTGGCGAGCCGGATGAGCGCGTGGGCGCCCTTGTCGTTGTGGAGCCGGAGGTTGACGATGCGCTGCCCGGTCTCGTCCGTGTAGCACTCGAACTCCACCGTAGCATCCCGCATGTCGAGGACCACGCCCTCCATCACACATCCCCTGGCCGACGAATCATCTTGAACGAGGTCAGCGTGAAGGCGCGATCCTTGAGGCTCTCAGGCGCGAGCCACTCCACCCGATTCCCATCGGCGTAGCGGATCATGGGACACATCCGGGCGGCCGCCACCCACTCGTTACCCGCCTCGTCCACCAACGCCAGGACCACGTTGGGCTGCGGCGCTTTCATTCGTCGCCCTCGCTCTCCAGGTGCTCGCTCTCTTCGTCATCCACCTCGTAGTCCACGCCCTCGACCTCCTCGGCGTCGATCGGCACGCCGGAGACGTCCGAGTACACGCGCTCCAGCACGGCCTGCCAAGGCTTGACTTCCAGCTCGATCGTCTGGCGTCCCTCGACCCCGGCGCGATCGAGGATCTGCACGATGGCCTTGATCCGATCGGCGTCCGAGACGCCCCGCTTGTTGAGCGCGATGTGGACCAGCTTCTCGGCCGCCGGGAGCGCCGCTCGGGCGAGGGTGGCCTGGGCCGCCTTCCTGACGGTCGAGAGCCGCCCGCCGTGCGCCTGGCAGACCCGGCCGCCCTTGATCGCCTTCATGGTGCAGCGATTGCCCATCCACTCGCTGATCTTCCCGACCGCCCGAGCGTTGCACCGGCGCTCGTCCGGCGGGACCCACCGAACCTGCCACTCCCGGCGCACCACGATGTCCTCGCCCGCCTCGAAGGCGGTCTTGAGCGCGTGCTTGTCATCGGAGACGAAGATGGTCCGTAGCTGCCACTCCGGGTGCCCGTCACGCATATGGCCGAGGCCGGGCCACTCCATCGCGGGCTCGGTCGTCGGCTTCGGCGGCACCTCGTCGGCCGAGGGAAGCCACGCGACGGCCTTCCCAGGCGGGAGGTCCGGCCCGTGGTTGTGGACCGCCATGGCCTCGTTGTGCTGCCGATTCTTGCCGACCGGGCGCCCGGCTGCCTCCCACTTCTTGACCGGGGAGTCAGCACCCTTCCCGTTCGGGCGCGCATCGGGGTTGGTTCGCTTCGCCCTCGCCGAGCGCTCCGGAGGCGCCTCCTCGACATCGGGCACCGCGCGGAGGGGCGCTCGCTTCCTAGGTGGGGTTGGCACTGTCGTGTCTCCGATCCTGGCCGGGTATGGGTAGGCGCTCCGGCCGCTTCCCCACGGCACGGAGCGCCTCAACCCGAGCGCAGGGTTTGTCACCCCATTGTCGGCCAACAGCGCCGCGAACCGCTGCGGCCCGAAGCCCTCGGGCGCCGAGAGGCGGACTGCGCGTCAGCCCGTCGACCGCGGTAACCATCGCGTCTCCCGCAGCCTAGCCCCCAAGCGCTTCCTACCGTAGCCGACGCTAGGCAGGCGGTGGCAACGCCAGCGACGTCCCGCACGAGCGGCACACGAGGTCGCCCCCGGCCGCGACCAACGAGGGCGTTTCGCAACGGGCATGCCTGATCTGCGTGTCGGTATCGGTCGTCAGGAGAACGGGCTCCGGAGCCACGTACGCCACGGAGCTGGCCTGAACAGTATCGACGCTCCCCTGATAGTGGCTCCCCAGGGATTCATCGCCGTAGGGCCGCTCAGAGGGCGAGGAGAGGCGCTCGAAGCGAACCTGCCCGATCCGCATCCCGCCCCACAGCCGGATCGGGCGCGGTGAGGCGTTGAAGAACTCCAGCGTCAGGCGCCCCACCCAGCCGGGGTCGATGAAGCGGGCGGTGGCGTGGATCATCAGCCCGAGGCGCCCGAGCGACGACTTGCCCTCGATGGCGGCGCAGAGGGCCGGGCTGATGAACAGCTGCTCGGCCGTCGAGCCCAGAACGAACTCCCCCGGCCGCAAGATGTAGAACGGGCGCCATCCGCGCTCGTCCTTGCGCGCTGTGCGCTCCCATACGCGCGGCACCATCGCGGGCGGGTCTTCCGGGTCGACGATCCCCACCGGCGAGCCCGTCATCGGCCGCGTGTACCCGAGGAGCGACCCGTGGCCGACCCCCAGCGTCACCTCCAGCGAGGAGGGCTGAATGCGCCACGGCTCCTCGGGGGCATCCTCCCACTCCCTTGCCCCCGCGTAGCCGATCCGGATGTCACCTCGATCGAGCGCTCGCCGGATGTCGCGGTCCGAGAGGATGCTCACGCCCGCATCTCCGTCTTCTGGCAGGCCTCGTAGGCCAGCTGGGCAAAGTCTTCCATTGCTCTCCTCCTCGGCTCCGCCCGGCCTTCGCGAGCGGAGCCCCGATCATCTCCGGATTGGCTTGGTGGCGCTAGGCGTTG